CAGCTTGTACCCTACTACTCTAGCAGGCTGTCAACCTCCCGCGCTGAGCACAACACCGCCGCCGCGAGTGTCCCACCCTCGGGAAACCCAAGCAAGCACCGCGCCTTCCAGTGGATGCAGTTCTTGCATGGGCCGCCGTCAGGCTGGGGCTTATAACCCCGCCGCAGCCGTTCGATCCGCTCCTCTTCCCGCCCAGCAGGACTGGTGCGGTAACACTTCATGCACAGCACCGGGTTTGTCGTCGGCGTACCGCAGCCCTGGCACGCCCTGCTGTTGATCGTGATGGCCATTACTCATCAACTTGATAGAAGGAACATTCGCTGGCAAAAGTCCCACCAGCTTCTGGAACATCCAAGCTGCACCGCTTTTGCCACCAGTGCGCACAATCCCGACACGTAATTTTCGTACTACGAATCGTCGGTACAGGCTCCGAAGCTTTAACTTGTGCAGCTCGGCGTGGAAGCTCAGGCCACAAATCTTTGTACGCCCGCCCTGTCCTGATCTGACTAACCGACTGGGGCACAACACCTAAGAGCCGCGCCAGCTTTACGTTGTCCCGCTGATCCGTAAGGATCAACTTGACTTCTTCTGGAGTCAGCTTTCTTGTCTCCAGGGGTTTGTTGTCCGACTTGTGCGTTGGAACAACTTCCCGCTTGAGTTTCTTGTCGTAATAAACGTTCCACCTGTACCCACAACACTTACAACGGAAGCGGTACGAGCGGATCGTCGACCCGTTTCTCCAGTTGTACGTGTTGATGATTCTGCGAAAACTGTGAGTGCAATAGTTAGCCATTCCAGTGACGAATAACTCCTGCGCAAATGAAAATGTTTGTAGTCATGTAAGCCAGCAAGATGCAAAAACGCACCAGTGCAACCTGATCAGCAATCCGATTGTGCTGGTGCGCCTTCTCACCCAACGCCTTGGCGACAATCCGCCACCAGTACCTCATCGGTTCTGATAGGGCTCCGTTGCCAAGGTGTTAATCAAGCGGTTCAGATACCAGCGACACTTCATCGCATCCTCCAGCGGATCTTTCTTCAGCCACATCCGACTGAGATATTTAAGGCACTGCCACTGGAGCGAACCAGTACGAGCATCAGGCGCATGTCGCACCCAATCCTCAAGCACCTCAATCACCTCAGTCTTCCCCGCCGTGTAGTGCGAGGGATGGTCAACTGAATTACTCATCCTTTAGAAGCCTGAACAGCAGTGTCACCTTGATAGCGACCAGTCACGGAGTAACTCTTACCGGGCAACATTGACATTTTGTGGAACACAATCTGCGCGATACGCATACCGGGCCACAGCGGAACAGCGTGCAAGGACCTAGCGTTTTGCAGTTCCAGCGTTAGCCGCCCTTTGTACCCGGGGTCGATGTACCCGGCAAGAAGATGCTCAATCCCTTCTCTGGCACGACTCGACTTAAGCGCCAGCTGCCCAGCGACACAATCCGGGAGATCGAACTCCTCCAACGTCTCCGCAAGCACGAACTCATGCGGCTGGAGCATGAACGGATCTTCCTGCGTATGCCCAGCAATGCTGAAAGGAAGTAAGGCAGGAACCTTCGGCTCTTCTACCAGCAGATTCTCACCGAGTCTCACATCGAGACTGGCGGGATTTACCAACTCCTGGAGAAACGGCGAGACCAAGCCCCGCCGCGCCAGGTTGTGGATCTCATGATCACACAAGATCGCCATCAGTCAGCCACCACAACCGGAGTGGGCTGCTGGAGCGCCACATGCTTCCAAGTCTTGCCGGACTTGATGCAGTTGATGGTGGTGACATGAACGCCAAAGTCACGAGCAATTTTTGCGACGGACTTCCCACCAGACGCGATCTGCCGCTTAATTTCCAACACCTGCCCCTCGTTCAACACCGCCACACCACGCTTGCCCTTGCGGCTGGACTTACGAGTCTTACTTTGAGACTGGGCTTTTTGTACGGACGTTGCCCGGACAATTTTCTCGCCAGCAGGCAGGGGAATGGTCTGCTTGGGCTTAGTCAGATCCAGCTGAACGTGCTGGGACGTCTCCAGAGCAAAGCGTGCTGCTTCGAGTGCTTTGGAGATTTGATCGAACTGGGATTCAGAGAGGACGTACATGCTCATGAGTAAGAACGGGTGCAGTGTAGTAGGGGATGGTCAGTTTTGAAGCTCCAGCTTGATGGCGGCTTGGAAATAACCAGCCACCTTGAGGCGGCGGTACACAGAACCGCCCTCCTCGCTTTGCTTGTTTTCGATGGCGTCGTAATCACGCCGTGCTTCCTCCAGGGAAGCCATGGTCTCAATGTTGAGCATGTTCAGCTCGCTATCGGACAGCTCGGACAACTTATCGAGGTACACCAGCTTCCCGCCCAGCAGGTAGGAGCGGTAGAAGGGCACCATTGAAGTTTCAGTCATTCGTGTTGGATCGAGTTCAGCCGAAGTAGGCGCGGCGGCGCTCTTCGACCCAGGCATCGTACTCAGCAGGATCGGCAAACCTGTGCTTGAACACGTCCGGCACCTCAGTCGAGGGCTTGCGTGGAACACTGCGCAGCTCGCGCAAGTCGTTGTCGTTGTAGCCCCGCGATTGGCGGTAGTAGTCGGCGTACCAGTCAGTCATGCGAAGTAGTTGGGATCTTGCTGGCGTATCCGGGTGAGATCCGTGAGTCTCAACTTGAGAATCTCGTGGATCGCCAGCTGTGCAAGTCGAGTGGAGCTGATGGTGTCGCTGGTGGCGAACACGTAGATGAGGTGGCGATAAAGCTGGGTCAAGGTGCGAACCCGGACCCAGTGCGTATCCCCCGGAATGGGCTCTAGACCTACTTCCCAGTCGTCATAGTCGTCCTGGTTACGTAGGTCACGAGCTTCAGACGTCCCAATCAGACGTGTCGAGTGGAGTCCAGTCGTCGACCCGATCTGTGAGCATGGCCCGGAGTTCGGCATCTGTCGCTGGAATCAAGTCTTCATCTGAAAAGTAGAGGGTGCCTCGGCACAGGGCAGGCCCCCACTCCGCTGGCTCAAAGGCGGTCTGCGCATAACGCACCACCATGTCGTCAACAACGGCATCGACAACAAGATGGTCGCCTTCAAATCGCAGCTCCTCAATGCTTTGTACCTGGCTCACTTGACCTCCTGTGCAGTTTCGCCGGGAAGCAGGGATTCCATCCACTGATCCCACGACATTTTCAAGAATTGCTCCAGCTCTAGCAGCTGGGCCACTTGCTTCTCCTCGTAGTTGGTGTTGAGACCGAGGCCCTTGTAACGGGTGATCTGCAACTGGAGCGAGTGCCTGGCCCAGCCGACGGCGTAGTACCAGGGGCTGAGGTCTGTGTTGGCGACTTTGGCTTGGAATGGTTCGTACATTGTTAATCAGTAATAGAGGGCTCGCCTTGGCGGGCTTGCCCTTAGTGTTGCACACAAGCCGCCCAAGCGCAAGGCCGGGCTGTTGCTTTTCTTCACAACCGCGAAGGCGGCTGAGGCTGGCTACGCTTTTGGTCCTAGACCTTTTTTGAGGGATCTAGGCGGTCCAGTAGCAGCCGGCTGCGGGAAACAAGGTGGACACCGCGTGAGGACCCACCACCGGCTACCCCTATTAACGAAGGTGACTACTGGGCTTCAAGCTCGTCAGCGATGGCAAAGATCTCTTCGCAGATCGCGTGGGCTAGTTCCCACTCAGCGTATTGATACTTAGGAAGAACCACTTGATCTGCAGCAGCTCGCAGTGCGGCGGCAATGGCAGGCAGATAGTGCCAGTCATCAGGCTTGCCGCTGGATGCTTGGTTAAATGCCCAGAACACCTCTTGAGCCTGGGGTGAAAGTTCAGACATAGAAGTGGAAGCGGCTACTCGTGATCGGGAAGTTGTTCAAGAGCGCGGCGGATGGTGTCAGCCTGTATTCCGCTTAAACAGCCCCTATCAAAAGCAATGCGCAAATCGTCAAGCGCCTGCTCCTTCAAGCTCGGAGGCTTGGGGCGGCGGGCGGCGCGGAGTCTGCTGATGGCTGTTCCGTAACCATTGAGCATCAGCCACTCACAGCACGCCTCTAGCTCCTGGTCTGCGCCCCATTGGGCGGCTTCATTGGCGATGCGGAACCACAATGCTTCTGGGTCTGTGTCGCCCTGAAAACGTGACCAGTGACGCACAAGCTCAGGCGGTGGGGCGATGGGATGTTGTTGTGTCATGAGTGATTAGTGGTAATGACTACTTAAGAGTTTTTAAGTTAGGTACGAAAGCTAGTCATACCAGTGGATTTGGGATGAGGGGCGTACAAAGGTTTATGGGCGAGTCGCGTTTAATGCAGCCCCGACCGAGCTGCACCCCTCGAATTTGATGGCCCAAGCGTGAGACGCCTCAAGGACGCACAGGGGCTTGGGCTCTATTAGCCCGATGCCGAAGCAGAGCGGGAACCCTTCTATTGTTGCACACCTAAGGCTTCTGGCTCGTACTGCGTGAGCACGCAGACGTCAGCGCCTTGGCGGAGTGCTGTCCCAACGATGTAGGCGAACTGCTTTGGGGCGTCGTCCGACTCCTCGATCTGGTACTCCTCCACCTCGTAGGCCATGCCCTTGCGGAACCACGAGACGCGGACCACGGCGAGCAGCTCGTAAGGAATGTCGCCGACGGTGTACCCCAGAGTCGGCTTCCTGGGGCGTTTCGGCTGGGGCGGTTCCGACTTCACGGGATCTCTCCAAAACACCCACGCGGCAACCCGCATGAGCCCTAGGAAAAAGTTAGGCGGCGTGAAGTGGCCCATCTGAGTTTTTTAGGTCGGCTACCTCGAAAGAGTCGAGCAGCTGTTCGATTTCTTCAGGCTTCCAGTGGTTTGTCCAATCCCGAAGCTTGTCCCAAATGAGAAGGTTGACAAGGTTCGAGGCGGACCTCCGCTCTTGGTTAGCCAAGTAACGAAGGCACGCCCCTGTCTTTGAGTCCAGAGAAACAGTGGTTCTAGGCATAAGAGTTATGCGAGCCGCATAACTCTACAGCTTTTAGCCCCAGATGTCAGCGTCCTTCAGCATCTGGTTCAGCTCCTGCCTGGTCCGATCCGCCTCAGCCTCCTCGCGCGTGAAGATAGAAATGTCCTGCTGTCCCAAACTGTCAGAACCACTGCGCTGCAACAGTTCTGACGATTTTAGCTGTCCCAGTTTGTCCCGTTTTGTCCCAACTTGTCCTTTTGCCGCTCCAGGGGCCGGTTTGGGACAACTTGGGACAACTTGGGACAAACCGGGACAGCCGATTTCCTGAGAAGTCGCTCCAGTACTGACTTCTTCTTCTTTGGGACAGGTAATACCTCCTCCCCCCCTGCGCGCGAGAACAGCTAAATAGCGCTTGCTGGAACGATCCCCCTCAACAACAACCAACCCCCGGTCCACCAAGCGCTGGAGCGACTTGGAGATTGCGCTGACACTGCCGCCCAGAAGCGGATCGGCGTTGAGCTCCGCCTTAGTCATGGGCACGCCCTTGGTACGAAGCCGCTGCAGCACCCGGTCGATGATCGAGGCGGGGCTGGCGGAATCGACACCATCCACCGGAGGCAGGTCCTGGAGCGAGAAGGTGAGGTCTTCCTTCTGGCGCAGGATCAGCTGCTTGCCCTCGTTGCCTTCACGGCTCTTACCGATGGTGATAAGCCGCGCAGAGGCCCCTACACGCTCCAGTTCGGACTTCTCCGGGCGTTTGATGCCCCAAGACTCGTCTACGGCGTCTTGGAGCGCTGAGGTGCCCCTGAAGTCGCCGCTCTTGGCTGCGTGGTGGATGAAGACGATGGTGGTTGCCGGGAAGCTCTCGCCGTTTTCGGCGCTGTACCAGTAGATGGGCTCGGCGTACTCAGCCTTGTTCTGGTCATAAGCCGATCCGCGCATACAAGCGGTCACGGAGTCCCACACCACGAGCTTGGGACGGTGCTCTTCGATCTGCTGGATGAACCAGGGATACCAGAGCATCGAGACCTTGTTCTGAACCACCACAGGGTCGTCAGCGGTGAAATCCAGGTCAGCAAACTGCTTGCGGATCCGCCGGCTGTTCTGATCGCCGTTAAGCCACAAAACCTTGCCCTGTTCGACAGGCACCTCAGCCCCACGCACGGAGAACGGGATTCCGCGTGCGATGTGCTTGGCAAGAGTCATCACTGCCATGGTCTTGCCGCAGCCACCACGCCCGTGCATCAGCAGCGTGCCCGGCTTCGGCAGCAGATCAGGAATCAGGTACTCAATCGGCTGCTCCTCCACGCTGAAAATCTCCTTCAGGCTGCCGCCCTGCGAACCACGGCGATATTCCTGGTCCGCAATCAGCAGGCGCACAATCGCCGCAGGATCCCGGTAGCCAGCAGCTTGGGCGATCTCGAAGATTGTGTGCTGGACCTCGGAGGGGTTTTCGAGCTTCATCGCGGCGGTAGCCCGCCGGATAATTTCGTCGTGCGAAAGACCAACCGCCTGGAACCGCTGAACCCGATCCTTCTCCACCTCACCAAGCGTGGTGCGGCTTGATTCACGGAATCGCTGGCGCTCAGCGTCGTACTGATCAGCCAGAAAAATCAGAGAGCCGAGTCCCTTGTTTTCAGCCCGTCCAGCCCGCTTAAGGATGTGCGGCCATTTTGCCTCACAAGGACTGCCATTTTTCCAGTCGTCCTCAAACGCTGGATCTTCGGCACTCCACGAGGACCACAACATGAGGCCCTTCTCATTAGGAAGTGCCTCGGCAATCATTGCGCCTACAGACCACCAGTAATCCTCGGTGCCGCGTCCAAGGTGAGGCAGAACCGAAAGACAGTCCTGCACAAGATCAAACAGCTCGTCTTCTGTGCGACCAGAAAAATCAAGCCCTTTGCGGTTCTTGATTAAGCCTTGCGCCGGTGCCTCGGCATCCTTCGCTGCCCGCATTTCAGCCAGAAGCCACTCCGGCGCCTCAGGCACCTGTGAAAGATCCCCCTGGAGCGCGTAAAAGCCCTCTGGAGCCTTGCCATCGCTGCTGCCGGGATATTCCCCCGCAATAACGCCCTGCATCCCCCACAGGACCTCGTAGCCCTGTCCTGTGACGCGCCCGCTAATCCCCTTGACCTTGGAACGCTGCGCTTCCGGCACGCGGAAGATGAATTTGGCGGCGTTCTTCTTGGTGGACGTCACTACCGGAGCGCCATCCAGCGTCTCGCCCCACTTCTTTCGCAGGTTGGCGAGGTTTGCGTCTACATCAAGAATCACGAGACCGCCGCTGCGAATCCCGGTAAACAGACCGACTGCCTTGAAGACCTCAGGCTGGCGCTCAATCAGCAACGCCACGTCCGCAGGACTCATCACCGTGTGGTGGGAGTTCTCGTGGGGCGCCTTGCCTTTCGATATGTCTTGGTGCTTTCCGAAGACCTGCCCCTTGGCGTAAATGGGCGCGTAAGCCGGTCCTACGGGCAACTGGCGCACAAACGCCAGCAGCTCTTGCGTCTCACTAGACACGTTGTTAGACTCCTACAGGAATGTTTGCTATCCGCCCCGGCTACCCTAGGTGGCTGGGGCGTTTTCCAATGGTAGACAGTCCGTCAAGCTCGTGCTATTGTGTTACACGTTGCCCAAGGGCGACCATCCAAAGCACCAAAAATTTCCATGGGACTCCTTTCCAAAAACGCCTCCGCCGCCGTTTCCGGCTCTGGAACGGGTGGCGGATACCTATCGCTGTCGAAGCTGCCTGACGGCGGGTCTGTCCGCTTCGCGCTGCTCAGCGACGAACCCCTCGAAGGGTACGAGTGCTGGGGATCGAACAACGGCACTAACAAGCCTTTTCGCTTCCTTGAGGAACCCACCTACGAGGATGTGATCGTGGAGATGGGCGACTTCGAACCGCGTGAAGGTCGCGGTGGCCCTGGCACGGTTGACGTCAAATTTTTCATCGCACTTCCTGTCTTCAATTACGAGTCCGGCAAAGTCCAGGTCCTGCAGATCACTCAAAAGTCGATCATCAAAGAGCTGGATCAGATCAGTCAAATGGAGGATTACTCCGAGTTGCTGGAATGGGACTTCACGGTGAGCAAGAAAGGCTCCGGTCTTTTGACCGAGTACACCGTTCGTCCTGTGCCTCGGAAAAAAGGCTCGCAAGAGCACATCGACGCCGCCTGGCTCGAAGCGAAGTCCGAGGGCTTCGACATCAACCGGCTAATCGAGGGGGCTAACCCGTTCAAGGCAGCTTGATCTCGCCTCAAATTTTTCAATGCCCCCTTTACCGGGGGCTTTTTTTGCTGGTAAGGTGTAAATGGGAAAAACTATTCAAATGCCTAATACACAAGACACACTTGCTGGATTAAGGCGTTGGAAGCTGGAACGTGACGACGAATCCGACCCCGGCGGCAGGATCTACCGGGACATTAACGGTAACGTGTATCACAGTGTAACTAGAATACTAAAAGAGACAAGCGACACCTCCGGACTGGAACGCTGGGCCGCCCGCCTCGGGGAAGTAGAAGCTACCTGCCAGCGAAATGTTGCAGCAAACAGAGGCAACATGACGCACAACCAAGCGGAATACCTATTAAAAACCTCAATGCAATTAGCCCGTTCCACAGCAAACAAACGAAACTCTATCCGCTGGGACGAACAAGGCCTGGCGCGTATTCCTACACCCATTACCCAATGGGCACTCAAAAGGGTACGCCCCAATGTTCCCCCCGTAGGATTCAGCGCAAAAGGTTACGCTCGTTCACTATCTGACTGGATCGCTGAAAACGTAACCGAGATTTTTGCAAGTGAATTTAGCATTCACCATCCCGCAGGTTTTGCTGGAACAGCAGACGCTCTGCTTACCTTAAAAGGTAAACAAGGCATTCATGTTGTCGACTGGAAGACCAGCGTGGGACGTAAAACCGACCGCGACGACAGGCTTCCCAGCGGTCATTCGTATATCGACCAATGTGGAGCATATTCACTGGGACTCAAGCATTTAACCGGCTTAAAAGCATCCGGCGCCGTGATTGTGCTGGCACGCCGCTGTGGCACCCCTAACGTCCACTACATGGATGCAGTAGAGCTGGAACAGGCAGAAAAGTCATTCATGGAACGCTGTCACAAATACTTCGATGCCATCCAAGAGGCCATTCACGCTTAAAAATTCATTCATGTTTAACATTCGCCATTCATAACTTGTGTCAATAAACGGCATTCATCAATACCCTGAATAAAGGCCATTCACTAGCTGGATCGGCCATTCATGCTGTCTCAAGTGAGTCTCATGAGTCTTGCCGCTACTGCGTTGGTACTGATCGGGGTTGGCTTGGCACTGCGAGCACTGGCGCTGATGGTGCCCGACCGGGAGCCAGGGGGAGAGACTCTACCCTCAAGCCTGGGGCGTCTCAGGCCGAGTCGCTTGCGTCTCATCCATGGGAGCAAGAAAGGCTCCCGCTAGGGGAGCCATTAAGGTCAGCCTGCAGACTTGGTGCGTTGCCTGTAACTGGCGCGAGGTTTGCCGGCATCGGCGCGGGGTTTGCGTGGGGCGCCTGGTGGTTTGCGTGTCGTCGGTGTCGTGCGCGCGTTTTTTACACTTAATTTCAAGCCTGCTGGCACGAGATCGTTGGGGCAGGGTTCGCCACCATTGCGAGCTTGGCACTGATTCCAGTATGGGATGACGGACTCCCAAAGCTCCCGGATCCCTTCCTTGCCGTGCAGCTGGTGCAGCCGCAGCAGATCACGCCACTCGATCTCTGAGAGGGTGGAGCGTTCCGCGCAGTAGCGCAGGTCTCGCAGCGCCCGTTTCTCCTGGCGCGTCATCTCCCGCTCAGCTTCCCGCTGATCTCGGGCAAGCTGCTGCCGTTCCTTTTGACTGGTGAGCATCTCCCTATGGGTGAGGGTTTACCCTCTAACACTACCACCAAGCGCAAGGCTTGCCAGCTGGGGCTGATGTAGTATTGTGGGCGAGCACACCAAGGCACACCCTGCCATGCAAACCACCACACCAAAAGCCAGCCCCGCTCTGCTGGAGCGTATTGATCGTCTCGCCGGATGCTCCGGCCACTGGCTGCTGATCCGAGACGGCGAACCCGAGCGCGATGGTTTCGGCTCCTGGCACCAGACCCCAGAGCGCCATCTCGAAACCTGCCTATCCGAGCGCTGGCGCGGCGTCTCCCTCGGTTTCGTGCCCACCTACTGCGGCTGGAGCGATTACGCCAGCACCGGCCTAGTGGGCAAGGCTAATTTCAACGTCTTAACCGATCCCGCCAGCACACCCGATCCCCTAGGCGGCATCTTGACTGTCGGTTACGGCTGGAACGGCGAAGGCGTTGTGCTGGATCTGCTGCGGGTTCCGGCTGACGTCATCGAAACCGTTGAAGCACTGGAGCATTACTCGCTGATCTCTAAAGACGAGCACTTTACGCTGGAACTGGAAGAGATCGACCGTGCTTGGCAAGACTGCTACGCGTCAGAGTGGCGCGACGCAATCCGAGATCAGCTGGCTGCCTATTGTCCTGTGGACGTGCTGGAGCGTAACGCTTACGGCCCCAGCACCGCGAAGTATTGGGCAGATGATCAGCTGGACTCCCTGCCCGATGATCAGCTGGAGCGCGATCTGCTGGAGCTTTTCAACGCTTGCCGCGAAATGGCCGGCGAGGAATGGGAAGTGCAGGACCTGAGCACTGGCGCCTACATCAGACTGGAGCGGATCGCCGCAGGAATCGACCGCTTGGATCTCGTGGGGCTAACCGGCCTGGCACTGCTGCCGCTTGATCAGGAATGGCGCCGGGAGTCCTACCCGTGGCCGGACGGATCTGTTGGAGCACTGGTCGCGCCACTTGCTTGACGGCTGGCACCTGCCGGCGCTATTGTTTCACACGAGACCCCACCCTAAGGCTCAAACCATGGCAACAGTTCAGGATCTGCTGGCCTACGCCAGCCGCCACGCCACCATCAGACAACAGGATTACTTCGACCCTCGCTACGCCCGCGCCGATGAAGTGCGGGCCTGGCGCAACGACAAAAGCAAGCGTGACCGCCAGCGGCTGGCAGTTCTGCGCAGCTGGCCCGGACGCTGCCGCAGTGCCGAACTGCTTGTGCCTGGCACGTACTGGGGAACCCGCCTAGAGGTTACGGCTAGCGGTGAGATCGACTTTACCGCTTGCCAGTATCCGGGCTTAGAGGTCTGGCTTGCCGTGGCGGATTATTTCAGCAAGACAAACGACCTGGAGGGCTGAACAATGCTTAACGCCATGACCGTTTGGGATGTCGAGTTGACCGATACGTTCGGCGGCGAGGCTAACTACAGCTGGGTTCGGCGTGATCAGCTGGCGCTGCCACAGGATGCCAGCCGTCGGCAGATTGTGACCGCTGCCAAGGCTGCACTGGGGCTGACAGGTTGCCGGTGCCGGACGTTCGAGCACGGCGAGGGGTTCGAGCTTCGCCCGGTCGGATCGTGCACCGTAGCGTTTGTCTTGCCGTCTTATTGACTGGCACCCCTACCGATCAACGGCCCGGCCTTAGCGTCGGGCTTTTCGCTGCAAACGTGACAGCAGGAGAGGTTAGCATTGGGCTACAGAGTTTGTGACTCAAACGGTGCCCGATTCAGACGAGTTGGAAGTAACGAAATCTACGACCGTTGCCAACGACGAGTCCAAGCGCTGGCGCGGCGGCAAGGGATCGAGCGTTCGCGTAGAGGAGCGGGCGAACTGGTGTTACGCCGAAATCCTGAATGGTGGCACGCGCAGGCAGATCACCCAGAAGCTGGCAGATCGCTTCAATGTATCTCAGAGAACGGCAGACGAAGACTACAGCCGTGCTACCGAACTGCTCAAGACGGAGCAAATCGCCACCAGAGGCGAACTGCTGAACCAAATCCAGGCACTGAGGCTGTCTGCCTGCCGTAAGGCCATGGCGAAAGGCCAGCTGCAGACGGTGGCGATGCTGCTCAAAGATATGGGCGCAGTGATTGGAGAGGCTGCACCAGAGCAACAGGCAGCCGCTGCACCCACGCTTAATATCACGGTGGAAGACAAGCGGCAGGCTTGACGCCTGGCCGATAGTGTGAAACAATGGGAGGCAAGCAAACCACGCTTCCCAATGACTGACCGTCTCCTGACCCTGGCCGCACTGCTCACCGCTTGTGCGGTGTTCGCTATGGGCGCCGATAACGCACAGCGCCTGGAGCGCTGCGAGTCTGCCGGACGCACCACGGCAGAATGTCGGCTCCTGGTGCTCGGCAGATAAGTTCTGCTGATGTTACAGAGTATTACAGTATGGCCGCATCCCGTGGCTGTGCTGTTATACTGTATGGGTGAGGGCAGCAGTGAACGCCCCACGCACCACACCCACACCAAGGGAACAAATGAACTACCCCACCAACGAACAAATCTCCACCAAGCTCGAGCAGTACGCGCGTACCATCGCTCCGTACGTCACCCTGATCCTGACTGCTGTAGTACACACCTACTGGCTCGGTTATCGCCTAGGCCGCTGGCTGCACAGTACAAATGACCTACTGGCGCAGCGCTGGCCTACCCGCCCGGCCACCAGTACACCCGAACCACTGGCCGAGATCATCGCCGAGACTAGGACTGCTGTACTAGTCGAGGACGTGCACAGCCTGCGCGCGCAGGGCCTGACCCAGCGAGCCATTGCAGAGCGCCTAGGCGTGTCCCGCACGACCGTGAGGCGTCGCCTGGCCGCTGCTATGTGACACAGTAGCGACCCCTAGCAGATCGGCCTTCCCAGGCCCGCTAGGGGCCTCTCCCGGCTGTAGTACACGTGCACTAGGGGCAGGGTTCGGCGCTGCCTGCGGCTGGGTGCCACCCA